CGGTTCCTGTTCTGGCGTTGGCGCGCGTGGGCGCTGCTTTGCGACGAATGCTGCGGCGACATCGAACGCGCACGCCGCGCCCGAATACACCGCCGGCGGCAACGGGTCGCCCGCCGGCCAATCTCAGGCCCACACACAAGGAACCCCGCACCATGAAAACCGCAAGCCATACGATCACCACCGCGACGACGTTCTCGTCGGTTTCGCTCGACGCCGCCGAAGTCGAAAACGCTGCGCAGTCCGCGCCGGGCGACACTGCCGCCGCGCTCGTCAACGCTACCCGCGCCGGCCTGTTCTCCCCCGTCACCGCAGGCCCCGCCGATCATGTCGCCGCGGCCGTCAACCCCGACGGCTCGGCCGAGATCGTCGTCGTCGCCACCGTGACGACCATCGGCCCGACTGCGGGCTCGGCCAACTGACCAACGCACAACCGGCCCCGGCCCACCGCCGGGGCTTCGCGATCACCATCAAGGAACCGCCACCATGCCGACCGGATACACCGCACAGATCACCAGCACGACCACGCTTCGCGACTTCGCCATGATTTGCGCCCGAGCCTTCGGGGCAACGATCACCATGCGCGACGATCCGGCGAATGCGGCGATCCCCGAAAAGTTCGAGGCCGACCCCTACCACACCGACCGACTGAAGGAAATCGAAGCCGAGATCGCCGAGGTTCAGGCCATGACCAGCGACCAGACGGACGCCGCGGCCAAGAAAAACGCCGAGCGCCGGGCCGCTTCGGAGCGGAAGCGCCGGGCCGAACAGGACGCAACCCGCGAGAATTACACCCGCGTTCTGCGCGAGGTCGAAGCATGGGACGCCCCGGCGGGACTCTCGAACCTGAAGGCGTACATGGGGCAGCAGATCAAAGACTCGATCGCCTTCGATTGCCCGGAAGAATCGCCCGTATTGGCCGCCGCTGCTTTGGAAAGCCCGGTCGAAGAGTCCGGCGCGGCGTGGCGCGCGCGCATCCTCGGCCAGCTTGTGAAGGATCGCGACTACCACACCACCGCCCACCGGGAGGAATGCGAGCGTGTCGCCGAGCGGAACGCATGGCTCGCCGCGCTGCGCGCATCCCTGCCGACGAACTGAATCCGGGCGCTACACTGGCCCCGCCACGCCGCCGGGCGCCTTCGGCGGATCATCGGAGACAAAGCACCATGAACCCCAACACCGCCCGCACCATGCGCGCGAAGTTCCAAGTCGCAGGCGTCGAACAGGTCGAACACGACGGCACCGTGACCGCCGAAAAGGTCCGGTTCCACGCGGTCGCGAAGTCCGGCGCATACCCGGCCGACGGCTCGGACGAAGACAACACCTTCGCCAAGTTCACCCCGCAGGCCGATTGCTCGATCACCATCGCGAACCCGGCGCTCTTCGGCGAGTTTGCACTCGGCCAGAAGTTCCACGTCGATTTCACCCGCGCCGAGGCGCCAGCCGTCGCCGTGACCGCCGCAGCCGAACAGCCGGGCGAAGCGACCACCCCGCAAAACCCGATGGCGGAATCGATCCGGGGATATCGCCAGTTCGACGCCGGGACGGCCAACTACATCAACGCCGTGAAGGAAACCGGCGATGTGGTCGCGCAGATGCTTCAGGATGCCCGCGACCTCGGCGCCGACCCGCGCGCGTTGGCGCTCGCCCAGACGAAGTTCCAAGAGGCCGCGATGTGGCTGATCCGCTCAGTCGCCAAGCCCGAGGGATTGTTCTAATCCGGCCGCAATTTATAACCGGAACCATAACCGCGAAGCCCCGGCACGTCCGGGGCTTTTTGTTCCATGTGAAACGCTCGCGATGCGATCAAGATCGGCCCCAGCCCCCAACGCTCGCCAGTCGGCCCGGATCGCCAAGATCAAGGCCATAGGCTGCATCGCGTGCCTGCGGAACATCCGCAACCCGCGCCACCGCCTGCGCGCCGCGCCGTCCTACCCGACCGCCCATCACCTGAACGAAGGCGATCACCACGGCGGCCGACGCCTCGGCCACGACGAAACCGTGTGCCTGTGTGCTTGGCACCATCAGGGCTACGCCCCCGACGGCTACACCGCCGACACCTCGACGCTTCACTTCGGCCCGTCGTGGGCTGTGACGCCGAACGCATTCCGCGAGTTCTACGGCGACGGCGATGCGCTGCTCGCCGCTCAGAATGCGATACTGCGGGCGTTTGAACTTTCACAATGCTGAATGCCTTAGCGATCGCACAAGGATCGCACAAGGATCGCAGGGGGACAGATGACCGACGGCACCGACAGCGACGCAGTGGGCGGCGAACTTGTCCCGCACGACGAGCCGCGCCGCTACTACCAACGCGGCGGGGTCGAGTTCGAGCCGTCGGAGCGCGATCGGAAGGTCGTCGAAGAGTTGGCCGCGCTGGGCTACTCGCGGGAGCAAATCTGCCTGTTCATCCTGAACCCCGGCACGGGCAAGCCGATCGACCCGGCGACGCTGGCGAAGCATTTCGATCAGGAACTCGAAATGGGGCTGCTGAAGGCGAACGCGATCATCGGCGGCGTTCTGTTCCGCAAGGCGGCCAAGGGCGATCAGCGTGCGATCGAGTATTGGCTCGACCGGCGCGGCGGCCCGACGTGGAAGCAATCGAAGACGGAGCCGCCGCCGGCGGACGAAGAGGGCGTGCCCGACGAGCTCGTCGAGCGCGCGCGCGCCAAGCTGGAAAAGATGCTGGCCAAGCGGAAAGAGGCCGAGGCCGGGGAAGTGGTTCAGCCCGCGCCGGCGTTTGAGCCCGCGCCGGTGGCCGCGGCGCCCGAAGGCGATCCCCCGGCGTGAACCTGAACAGCCTATCCCGGCGGGAGCTTGTCGCGCTGGCCTTCGACTGGCGGGGCACTTTCGCCCGGCCCGATCAGGTCATCCCCGACGCGCTGCTGAAGGGCGACAAGGACGGCTGGTTCGCCTGCGCGGGTCGCGGCTGGGGGAAGACCCGCGTCGGCGCCGAAGCGGTGCGGGAGTGCGTCGAGCGGCACGGCTATCGGCGCGTCGGCCTGATCGCCCCCACGGCCGCGGACGCGCGCGATGTCATGGTCGAGGGCGAATCCGGGCTGCTGGCCGTCTCGCCGCCGTGGATGATGCCCGTCTACGAGCCTTCGAAGCGCCGCCTCACGTGGCCGAATGGTGCCGTCGGCACCCTGTTTTCGGCCGACGAGCCGGAACGCCTGCGCGGCCCGCAATACGACGTGATATGGGCCGACGAGTTCGCCGCGTGGCGCTACGCAATGGAAGCATGGGACAACGCGACGTTCGGGCTTCGCCTTGGGAACAAACCGCTGAAGTTCGTCACCTCGACGCCCAAGCCGACGCCGATGGTTCGAGCGCTCGTCGCCGACCCCGATTTCGTCCTAACGCGCGGCTCGACCTTCGACAACGCCGCGAATCTGGCGGCTTCAGCGCTGCGAACGTTCCGGCGGAAATACGAAGGCACCCGCGTTGGCCTGCAGGAACTCTACGCGAACATCCTCGACGACAACCCGAACGCGCTATTTCAGCGCGCCACGATCGAGCGCGACCGCGTGGGGCGCGAGTCGATCCTCGGCCTGTCGTTCAATCGCATCGTCGTCGGCGTCGATCCTGCCGTTTCCTCGAACGCTTCGTCGAATGAGACGGGTATCGTCGTCGTCGCCCGCTGCGGGGATCACTTTTACGTCTTCGGCGATCACTCGCTGTCGGCAAAGCCCCACGAATGGGCCGCCGCGGTGCGCGACGCCTTCCGCCTGCACATGGCCGATCGCGTGGTCGCCGAGGTCAATCAAGGCGGTGATCTCGTCGAAATGGCCGTCCGCACCGCCGACCCGAACATTCCATACACCGCCGTCCGGGCGACCCGCGGGAAGGCAATCCGCGCCGAGCCCGTGGCCGCCCTGTACGAACAGGGCCGGGTTCACCACGTCGGCTTTTTCGCCAGCCTCGAAACGCAGATGACCGACTTCGACCCCACCGTCGATCGCGACCCGGAGCGGTCCCCCGACCGGATGGATGCGCTCGTCTGGGCGATCACCGCCCTTATGGAACCCGACGGAACGGGTCTGCTAGACTTCTATGCGGCTGAAGCTGCGAAGCTCGCGGCGGCCAACGGGGGCAATGCGCAATGAAAGACCGGGCAGCGGGAGCGGCGAGCGTGTTCGACCTGTCGGCGATTTCCGCGCGCGTCGCGGGCGCATTGGAATCGATGCAGGGATGGTTCGGACCCGGCCAGCCGATGCAGCCTATGGCGCCGGTCGCCGAAGCGGGGCGCGCGTTCGATTACCCCGTCGGCGTCAACATGACGAACACGCCGCGCGCGAACGAACCGATTAGCTTCGCACAACTGCGCGCGCTGGCCGATCATCACGAACTGACACGGCTCGCGATCGAGACGCGCAAAGATCAGCTTTGCAAGTTCGGGTTCGCTGTCGTGTTCAAAGAAGACGGCAAGAAACCCGACGACACCTGTCGCGAGATCGAGACGTTTTTACAGTCGCCAGACCGCGAGCACGATTGGGACCAATGGCTTCGGATGCTGGTCGAGGAAATGCTCGTCATCGATGCCGCGTCCATCTATTCGCGCATGACCAACGGCGGGAAACTCTACGCGCTCGAACTGATCGACGGCGCGACGATCAAGCGCGTTGTCGATTCAACAGGACGGACACCGATCCCGCCCTTGCCCGCCTATCAGCAGATTTTGAAAGGCGTCCCGGCGACGAATTACACCGTCGAGGAATTGCTCTACCGCCCGCGCAATCCACGCGCGCACAAGTTCTACGGGTTCAGCCCCGTGGAACAAATCGTCATGATCATAAACATCGGCATCCGGCGATCCCTTGGGATGCTCGACTATTTCACGGCCGGCACGATTCCCGACGCGCTTTGCGGCGTGCCGGAAGGCTGGACGGTCGATCAGATCAAAGCGTTCCAGACCTATTGGGACGCGCTGCTAACCGGCGACCCGACGAACAAACGCCGCATGCGCTTCGTTCCCGGTGACATGGCGAAGGGATACAAGGAAACGAAACAGCCGCCGGAAAAGTCCGTGTTCGACGAATGGATCGCGCGCGTCGTCATGTATGCGTTCTCGCTTGAGGCGACGCCGTTCGTCGCGCAAGTGAATCGCGCCGTCGCCGAAACCAATCGCGACCAAGCATTGACCGAAGGGCTCGCGCCGCTTCAGAAATGGGTCGCCGGCATCATCGAAACGATGATCCGCCGCCATTGGAAGCGCGACGATCTTCGGTTCAAGTGGATCACCGACGAATCGGTCGATCCGAAGACTCAGGCCGACATCGATGTCGCTTACGTGAACGCGGGCATTTTGTTGAAAGACGAAGTGCGTCAACGCATGGGCCGCGATCCGTTGCCAGAAGAGCCCCCGCCGATCGCCGGCGAGATCGATCCCGAAACCGGACTGCCGATCGAGCCGGAAGTCGGGCCGGACGGGAAGCCGATCCCGCCGAAGCCCGGTGTCGCAACGAAACCAACACCGGCACTACCGGCGCCAAGTGACGACGAAACGAAAGCGACGAAAGAAAAAGCCGCGCCGCCTTTTATCCTGAACGTCACGCTCCCGCCGATCGAGCTACGCCAGCCCGATCTATTCGTCGAAGTCGGGCCGACCACCGTTCACGCGAATATCGACGCTTCACCCGGCGGCAAGGCGACACAGAAAACCGTGGTCGCGAAGCGCGACCCGATCACCGGAAGCATGTCCGGCACGATCACCGAAACCATCGCGGGCCGCGAAAGTTTCGCAGTCACAAAGACCATCACCGCCGAAAGAAAAGACGACGGCACCATGTCCGCCGTTATCACCGAAACGCCAACCGCCGAGGAATAAGCAATGGCCGGCAAATCCGACACGTTCGAAACCGATCTCCTGAATCTGCTATTCAAAAACACCGCGCTCGCCGGTATCGGCGATGCGTCGGGGCTTCAGCCGTCCGCGGCTGCGGGGAGCCTGTACCTGTCATTGCACACGGCCGACCCCGGCGATGCAGCGACGCAAGCGACGAGCGAGGTCGCCTACACCGGCTACGCGCGGAAAGCCGTCGCGCGCGGTGCCGGGTTCAACGTCGCCGGCAACGTCGCATCAACTGCGGCCGATAACGATTTCGGCGAATGCACCGCATCGCCCGGATCGCCGGCGACCTATTACGGCATCGGCACGGCGTCGAGCGGTGCCGGGAAACTGCTCTATTCCGGGCAACTCATGGACCCCACGTTCACCACGCCGCAGCCGATCGCGATCGCGATCGGCACGATCCCGCGCCTGAAGGCCGGGACGCGCGTCACCGAGGACTGATTCGATGCTTCTACTCACTTCGACGAGCGACAAAATCCAAGTGGTGACGGGCTCGGCTTCGTCCGTCGAAGTCCATGCGTCATTCGTGGATAACGCAAGCGGAACGATCACGCCGGGGCGGACGAACACGGCGGCGATCACCACCGCA